GCTGGCGCTTTCGCTGTGCCGCCGCGTCATCGTTGGCCACCTTGATCCTGACTCCCATCTCGGGTCCTCGCATGGACTGGCGGCCTGCCGGTGCCGTTGATCACCCACAGGCCGCCAGTGCTCATCAGTTAGGCCGTCGCAGCGGCCGGGTCGCCGAACGGGTCGACCGGCTTGGCGGACGCCTTGCGCGCCTCTTCGTCGGCCACGTACTTACGTGCGACGTCCTTGTCCTGCTCGGTGGGCTCCATGAGCACCCAGGCCGGACCGAAACCCTTGGTGGCGCTGGGCTTCTGCCCCAGCCGGCCCAGGACCCTCGTGCCCTTGCGGAGCGCCGGCATGAGCTGGGCCGTGATCGCCTGGCCGGAGTACTGGAAGCCTTCGAGCAGCATGGGCACCTCGTCGATCATGTCGTCCACGGCGCCGTCGAGCACGACCGTGTCCGTCTCGATGAAGGTGTAGGTCTGGTCCTGCTGCTTGGGCAGGGTCGACTGACGCTCGCCGCTGGAGAGCGGGGAGATGAGCAGGAGCCGGTCCTTGACGTGCTCCTGCTTGATGAACGCGTCGCGGGCGGAGCTGAACGGGTCGGTCATGGTGCTCTCTTCTCTGTTCGGTTCTGTCCTGTGTAGACGATGGGGGAGCGGACGAATTCCCGGTTTAGCGATCCGCCCCGTTACCTCTCCGGTGAAGACCCATCGTTGTGGTCCGGGGTCTAGGTTTACGTCCTCCCGGCGGGACGTGACGAGCCTACCACGGCCCGTCGCACTCTGTCTAGAAATGTCACCCGGCCTTTTCCTCGAGCACGGCCAGGCGCTTGACGCCCGCGTCCTTGAGCGCGTCCGACCACACACCGGCCGACACTGCCTCCTTGAACAGCGCGGACAGCTCACCCCGTGAGCCGGCCAAGTTGAACCGGTCGAGCCAGGACAGGCCGGTCACCTCCGGCGGGTGCGGTTCATCCATCGGCAAGTGCTCATGCCCCGCCGGCTCCGTCACCACCCGCTCGAGCGGCGTAGCCAGGACCCGGAGCTTGCGCCACCGCCGCACGTCGCGGCACAGCTCCATCGCCCGTGCCGCCTCGGTGAGGTCGAGCTTGTACAGTGTGCACGTCTTCTGGCCGACCGGTAGGTGCATCACGATCGCGAAGTCCAGCCGCACGGGGCGGGGAGACTCCCAGCTCTGGGTCTGCTTGTTCCACACCCCCGCGGTGCACACGCCCATAGCGTAGGTCAGGAGCTGGATGGCGATCTCGTTCCAGCCGTACTGGAGATCCTGGCCGGACTTCACGTCGCCGACGACCTCCGGCGCGTCGGTCAGGAACTCCGTACCAGGGGCGCCACCACCGAGCGCATTCAGGAACCAGCGCTCGCAGTGGCTTAGGTCCAACAGCCGGTCGAACGTGCCGGCGATCTCGAACGCGGGCACCGCCGTCTGGCGCTCGATCATCGTGGGCACCACGCGCACGCCGGCCGCGTCCATGGCTGCCTTGTATGCCCGAATGTCGTCCCGGTGGGGCTCCGGCACCGAGTCCACATCCATGCCACGATCCACGCTCTCGCTGAACGAGTGCAACGCGGTGCCCAGATTGGCCGCCACCTTGTTGCCGGCGGCCGCCTTGGCGTCCTCGCACAAGCCGTTGAGCTTGTCCTTGTCGACTTTCACGTCCAGGCTGTGTGCCATGGCGACGAGGTCCGGCCGGAGCGTGAGGCCCTTGGCCACCATCCGCTGGGACCACTGGGACAGGGCGAACGTGTCCGAAATGGACTTCGCGAATGTGGTCGCCCGCGTCCACGCCTGGCGCTTGCCGGTCTCCGGGTGGGGCAGGAGGTACCGCCCCCACCGGTCCCGCGGGATGTCGTCTTCGCCCCGGTCGTGCGGAGCCTCGAACTGGTCAGCCATCACTCCACCTCTACTGTGATGATCATTGTCCGTCCAGGGGAGTCCAGTGTGATGACGTTACCGTCCCGCAAGGTACCCATGGGTGTTTCGTCCCAACCGGACATCAACGCGTTCTGTACATCTCTGGTGGCCTGGTCTTCCTCGTCGCTCACTGCATTGCCTTTCGGTAGTGACGGTCGAACTTCTTGCTCGCCTTGGCGATCGAGATCAGATCCGATGCGTCCTTTTTGGACAGACCGTCCGTCTCGCCCTGGTACCCCAAGCCCTTGAGGTAGCCCACCTGGGCCTCGCTCGCCTTGCCGCCCTTCTTGCGCCACGAGGCGTCCTTGGACGCGATGGAGTGGTCCAGCTCTTCCGCCTCCACCTGTGCCCAGGACATGGCCAGCTCGAGCGAGAGCTGAGCGTGCAGGCGTTCCCACGGCACCGGCCGCGTCCCACGTTCCGGGTTGGCCGCGTAGCACGCGTCCCAAAACCCTGGCTCGCTCGACGGCCACAAGAAGAACTCACCGGTGGCGGTCGGGATGAACCACACGCCCGCGTCAGTCTGGAGCCACACCGAGCGCGATGCCTCGAACAGGTCCACCTCAGCGGCCGTAATGCTCTGCGGTGTCGGCCGATGGTGCCGAGCAGCCTCCTCCGCTTCTGCCTCCTCCACGGCCTCGCTGAGCGTCTGGTCCGGCCGCACGGTGTGCACGGCTCCCGGCTCCAGGTCGATGAGCGTGGCGAGCTTGTGCAGGCCGGACGCACCCACCACGTCCAGCACGAGGGCGTCCGTCTTGCCCGGCCACGGCCGGAGCACGCGCCCCACCATCTGGGTGTAGAGCGGCGCGCTCTGGGTCGGCCGGGCGATCACCGCGCACGACGCCCACGGCGCGTCGAACCCCTCCGTCAGGACCATGCAGTTGACCAGCACCTGGGTCAGGCCCTGCCGGTACTCCTCATAGATCCGGCGCCGATCGTCCCGCGGTGTGCCGCCGGTGACCATGGCCGCCCGGATGCCGGCGGCCTCGAGCGCGTCGGTCACGTCCTCCGCGGTCGCGACGGTCGGCGTGAACACCACGCCGGGCCGGTCCTTGGCGTGCTCGAGGTAGGCCGCGGCCACCACGTGGCCGGCGTCGGCCTCGAGCAGGGCATCTCCGAGCGCGCCGGCCTGGTAGTCCCCGCCGGACCGACGCACGCCGGACAGGTCGAGATCGGCCACCTTTACCTGCATACCGCGCACGTCGGCCAGGTGGCCGCGCCGGATGAGCCGGGTGAGGCTGATCGCGTAGGCGACCTCTTGCCACACCGAGCCCAGGCCGACGCCGTCGCCGCGCGCCAGGGTGGCGCTGAACCCAACGACGTCCACCGGTCCTGTTGCCGGCGCGTTGCCCGGATCCTCGAAACAACCGAGCAGGGTCATCACGTGTCGCCAGGTGGGCGCCACGGCGTGGTGGCACTCATCGACCACGACGAGGGTAAACGCCCCGCGTTCGTCCTCTGATGCGATGAGCCGGGTGAGTCGGTTCTGGACCGCGAGAGTCTGCACCGACGCGACCACCACGTCTGCGTACACGTCATCGTCACCGGCCTTGACCTTGCCCACGCGGAGACTCGGCGCGACCTGGCGGATCTTGTCGATCGCCTGGTCGGCGAGTTCATCACGGTGCACGAGCACAAGGGCACGGGAGCCGTCCTGCTCGAGGTGGTCCTTGATCAGGTGCGAGAACATGACCGTCTTGCCGGCGCCGGTCGGAGCCACGACCGCCGGCCGCTGGACGCCCCGCGCCCAGGAGGCGCGCACCGCAGCCAGTGCGGCCTCCTGATAGGGGCGGAGCGGGAGCTGGCCGCTCACGACAGCCGGGTCCAGTCACGCGTGACCCAGAGCTGCGCACCGTCGACGAACTCGAGCAGGTCATCCCACGTGGTGGCGCCGGCCGCACTGCCGGTCAGGAACCAGCCGCGCCCCTTGACCCGGATCGCGACGTAGACATAGCCCGGACCATCCTCGCGGAAGTGCTTGGTGAACCCGATCACGGTGCCCGGCTCCGGCTCGGCGAGCGGGGAGTTCGAGGTGTCGGCCTGCTCGGTCGGGTTCAGGCTGGAGCGTGCCAGCCCGAACTCGTCGGGGCCGTCATCCACCGGGCGGTCTGCCCACGCCTGGGTCTGTGCCCGCTCCGTCGCGCCGGTCGCCCCGAACTTGACCGCGCTCTCGCGCTGGTTGAGCTGTTCGACGTGCTCCCTGACCGCTTCCGACTGGTTGCCGGCCACCCCGGCGTAGGCGTACGGGTTGACCCCGCGCCGGTCAGCGTCCTCAAGCTGGTTCGGGTCCATGATCATTCCACCTTCTCGCGTGTCTGGTTCACTCAGTGCGGCGCTAGTCTAAGCACATACGACACACTACGTCAAACCTAGACATTGCCCTGGTGATCACGTAAGGTGGCGGCACACCCGACCCCACGACAGAAGAGGACACGACCATGACACGGCGCCGCACACTGCGACCCGAAGACGCCCTGACCAAGGCGGAAGCCGCCCGCCGTGCCTACGTCACCGAGCGCACCATCCAGCGCTGGGTCCGCGACGGCCACCTCACCCGCTACGTGCGCCAGGTGAACCGGCTCGCGATCAGCCGCACAGAGCTGGACAAGTTCCTGGCCGGGCGTGCGACGCCCGCGGCGTCCGGCACTCCCCAGACGTGACGAGGCCCCGGCGTCGAGCTGGCTAAGCCGGGGCCTCGTTCAGACCGTCACTACCCGTGCGCAGAGAGGTTACCACGTGCTGTTCCAGGATCCACCCGTCCGCCCGGCAACCGAGACGTTCACCTCGAACGCGCCCGGGACGCACGGCTGGCACAATCTCCCGTGCCTGGCCGGCGGCATGGCGGTGCGGCATGCGCGCTCGAGCTGGGTGGACAACGCCGTCTCCGTCGACATCGAGTCGTTCGGGCTCGACCGCTACTCGGCACGGCTCAAATGCGTGTCCTTTTCGGACACGCACACCACACTCGTGCTCGACCCACGCGAGGAGCGCCAGCGTCAGGCGGTGCGGTTCATCATGGACACCGCACCGACACTGATCTTCCACAACAGCGCGTTCGACGTGCCCAACCTCGCGCGCAACGGCCTGTTCACCCCGGACCTGTGCGGCAAGGTCGAGGACACCCTGGTCCACGCCCGGCTCGCCGAACCCGACGCACTCACGTCCAAGAACCTCTTGGCCACCGGCCACCGGTACCTGGGCACCCCCAAGGACGATCACCTCCTGGCCGCGTTCAAACTCGCCGGCCTGACCAAGGAGGCCGGGTACTACCAGTTCGACATCGACCGCTACCTGTACCTGCTCGGCTCGGCGGCCGACGCGCTCACCACCTCCCGGCTCCTCGAGCACGTCCGCGCCGCCGCCTACGACCGGCTCACCACCCGCCACCCCTTCACCGAGAATGGTGTGTCCGGCACCGAGGCGTGGGAGCTGATCGAGAACGTCCAGCGGTTCAACCGGATCATGCTGCGCCGCGCGTGCAAGGGGCTACGGGTCGACCTCGAGTTCCTGGACGCCTATCAGAAGCGCACCGCGGCCAAGCTCGCCGACGCCGAACGCGTCCTCGAGACCCACCAGGTTCGCCCCGGCAACTCCGGCGACCTCGTGGCCTACCTCGAGCGTGAGGGCGCCATCCCGGCCGACTATCCCCGCACCCCGAAGACCAAGAAACCCAGCACGCTCGCCGGTCACCTCGAGACCCTGGACCACCCTCTGGCGAAGACCTACATCACGCAGAAGCAAATCGCCAAGGTCAAGGACGACTACCTGCAGAAGGTGGTGGACCAGTCCGGCGAGGACGGTCGTATCTATCCGTCGCTGAACGTGCTCGCCGCGGTGACCGGTCGCGCGTCGATGTCCGGCACGCCGCTGCACCAGTTCCCCGAGGACGCCCGCGGCATCGTGCTGTGCGACGAGGGCGACCCGTTCAGCTCGCTGGACTGGTCCCAGATCGAGCCGGTCATCGCGGCCAACATCGCCGGCGACCATGGCCCGGTGCTCGAGTACGAGTCCGGCCGCGTCGACTTCTACGAAGGCGTCGCCCTGCACGCTGGTCTGCCCCGGCCCACGGCCAAGGTCGTGCTGCTCGCTCAGCTCTACGGCGAAGGGCTTCGCAAGCTGGCTCTCGACCTGGGCATCAGCATCGAGGCGGCCGAGGAGCTTCGGGGGCTGATCTTCGAGACGCTCCCGCGCACGGCCGCATTGGTCCGTCCGGCCAGTGCCGGACCGGAGGGCCGGCTCCGCACGATCGCCCGTGACTACGGCGTGGTGTTCACCCTGGCTGGCCGCATCGTCCCGATCCCCATGGGCAGGGGCTGGGAGGACCCGGACACCGGCAAGATCGGCCCTCCCTCGCGGGCTGTCCACAAGGGAGTGAACTACTTCGTGCAGGGCAGCGCGTTCGATGTTCTGATGTACACGGTGATCGCTGGTGATGACGCCGGCCTGGCCGACACACTCTACCTCACGATGCACGACGAGTTGGTTACCTCCACCGAGGCGGCCGACGAGTGGACCAAGATCATGCAGACACCCCCGGAACGCTTGTGCCGCTTGGCAAAGCGTGTCCCTCTACTGAGGACAGACCGGGCCGACATGGGAGAACGGTGGGCAAAAGTATGAGTATGGATGACCAGTTCCACACAGGACGCAAACGCATGATTAATGCCTTCGTTGAACTATCCACACTGGCGTTACGAGCTGGTGTGAAACCCGATGACATCACCGAGTTGCATGGGTGTTTCTTTGACGGGAACGTGGAAATCAAGGACGCGTTCGCTGTCACAGGCTTCAAGGCGTGGTTGGGCAATGCTCGGACTTTTCGGGGTCGTCGATGAGCGGCCCCAACCACCCCCGCGGCACAACCAACCGCAATGCGCGCGGGAACACCCAGATCCGACGCGAACGCCGCCAGTGGCTGCTCGACACCTACGGCAACGGCACCGTCGCGCCGTGCTCGATCATGTTCAACGAGCACTGCCTGATCACGGTCGACAACGACACGCTGACCGTTGATCGTCACCCGATCCCCGGGTGCGACGGCGGGACGTACGATCGCGACAACATCCGTCCCGCGTGTGGCCCGTGCAACAGCCGCGCCGGCACAGCCCTCCGCGAGCAGCGCCGCGCGGCGCAGAACCTGGGAGCCCGACCATGACCACACCACGCGCGCTCGATCTGTTCTGCTGTGCCGGCGGTGCCAGCATGGGCTACCACCGTGCCGGGTTCGCCGTGACCGGCGTGGATCTCCACCCCCAGCCGCACTACCCGTTCGAGTTCCACCAGGCCGATGCGCTCGAGTTCGTGAAGGAGCACGGCCACGAGTTCGACCTGATCGCCGCGTCCCCGCCTTGTCACGATCACTCGGACCTGGCCGCGCGTGCCGGCCGGGACGGTAGTGGCTGGCTCCTCGCTGCAACCCGTGACGCCTTGATCGCGACGGGTAAGCCCTATGTGCTCGAGAACGTCGAGGGTGCCCCGATGCGGGCCGACATCACGCTGTGCGGCTCGATGTTCGGGTTGGGCGCGGCCGGGTTCGTGCTCGCCCGACACCGCCTGTTCGAGTCCAACATGCCCTTGACTGCCCCGCCGGATCGGTGCGCCGGCCACCAGGTGGCCAACGTGCACGGCGGTGGCCCGCAGAACTACGGCACCCACCACCGCGGTGGCCGCGGGATCAAGCTCAACGCCCACGACGCGCGCACGGCGATGGGTATCGACTGGTTCGTGCCGCGGGGCTGGGTCAACCAGGCCATCCCCCCGGCGTACACCGAGCACATCGGCCGCCAGATCATCACTCACCTGGGAGCCCCACGTGTTCGCACATGACACCTTCACGTCGATCTTCGGTGCCGTGCGCCCCGGTGAGCTCGAGGTGCTCACCGGCTTGATCCGAGCCGCACTACGCGCCGGCTACGCCGTCGTGCTCAACGAACCAGGCACCAAGAAACCCCTCTGCCCGCTGACCGCGGCCACCCGGCGCAAGGCCGACCGGGAGGCTCAGGACGCCGCGGCGTCGGCCGGCAACCCGGCGGCCATGAAGATCCGGCACGCCTGCGGCGTGCACCACGCCCTCACCGAGGACGACGTGGGCAAGGTGACCGGTCTCGTCACCCGGTTGACCAAGGAGTTCGGCGGCACCCCGAACATCGGGCTGGAGCCTGGTCGCTCCCGGCTCCTGGCCGTCGACGTGGACACCGCGACCGAGCGGGACGCGTTCCTGGCCGACTGGGCGATCGAGATGGGCGACGAGGCGCCGCCGACCTACACCGTGCGATCGCCCGGCGTCATGCGCGAGGACGGCACGTGGGTGCACAGCGAGGGTGGCCACTTCTGGTTCACCCTGCCCGACGCAGTCACGCTGCCTGGCGTCGACGGGGAGGACGGCATCCCCGGCGTGCTCAAAGCCGACGGCGGCTGGACGGTGGTCTGGGCCGGCCGCCAGGTGCTCGTGCCGCCGTCCGTGCGCCCGGAGGGGCCGTATGCCTGTGTGGGTTCGCCCCAGCCGGCGCCGGCGTTCCTGACCGATCGGATCTTCCGGCACGCGGAAGGGCGGCGCGAGCGGGAGCGCATCCGGCTCGCCCAGCAGGCCGAGCGGCGCTCCTCCGGCGTGGTCGACCCCGTGGACGCCTGGAGCGAGGACACCCCGTGGAGCACGCTGCTCGAGCCGCGGGGCTGGGTGGCCACCGGCTTGGTCGACACCTGCAGTTGCCCCACCTGGACGGCTCCGGGGCCGCACGGCTCGCCCAAGAGCGCCACGGCACACGACATCGGGTGCACGCGGTTCGACACCGACGACGGCCACGCGCCGCTGCACGTCTGGACCGACAATCCGCCGGACTACCTGGCCGGCGCGCCCCGCACGCTGACCAAGCTGACCCACGAGGCCTACGCCGACCACGAGGGCAGCGAGAGCGAGGCTGTCTCCGCGCTGGGTCTCGCTGTGCACGAGGGCGGTGCGATGGTGGTCGACAACCCGTTCGACCTGGGACCGGCCGCCACCAGCCCGGTCCAGGAGCTGTCCACACCCGATCCACACCCTGTGGACAGCTCAGATCACGAACAGGTCACAGACGAGGCTGAGCCGTGGGACACCCCGGCCGACGCGACCTACGAGGAGACGACGCCTCCCAGCCCTACAACCGAGAAGCCCCGGACCGGCACCCTCGCGGTCTACGACTCCGCTGACCTGGACGACCTGCCCGACCCTGACCCACTCATCTACGGGCTGCTCGACCGGGGGTCGCTGGCGATCCTGTCCGGCAAGTTCGGCACGTACAAGTCGTTCCTCGCGCTCGACTGGGCGGCCCACATCGCCACCGGGCGGGACTGGGAGGGTCACCCGGTCGACGAGGCCACGCCCGCCGTCTACATCGCCGCTGAGGGGCAGGTGGGCATCAAGCGGCGCGTGCGGGGCTGGCGCCGCCGGCACCTGGCCGGCGAGCACCTGCCCCGCGGCGCGCTGACCGTCATCCCTCAGCGCGTCGTGCTCGAGACCGACAAGGCCGGCAAGGCGACCGCCCACCTGGTCGAGCTGGTGGCGCTGGTGAACGAGCTGGGCGCCGGCCTCGTCGTGTTCGACACGCTGTCCAAGTCCAAGGGCAAGGCCGACGAGAACAGCAACAGCGAGATGAGCGCCATCATGGCCCTGGTGATCGAGCTGACCCGGGCCACGAGCGCCACGGTCCTCCTGGTCGCGCACACCGGCTACTCCGGCGAGCACACCCGCGGCGGCTCGAGCCAGGAGGACGACGCTGACACGGTGTTCGTGGTCAAGTTCGAGGACCCGAAGTCCGAGGACCGGTCGCCGGCCAACCGGCGGGTGCTGCACCACCGCAAATCCAAGGACGGCGACCTGGCCGCCCCGATGGTCCTCACACCGCACGTGGAGGAGCTGGGTGTGGACAATCACGGCCGCCCGGTCACCACGCTGACGCTCACCACGGACCCGTTCACGGCGGCGCCGGAGGTCGCCAAGACGGTCACTGTGGAGAGCGTGCTGGACGAGCTGGAGCGACTGAACGCACCCCGCGGGTTGACCCAGCGAGGCATCAAGAAGTGGGTTGCGGAGCAAGATCTCCCGGAATCAAGCCATATCCGAGTTCGGTTCAACTCATGGTGGCCGGTGTACTACGGAGAGTACTCAGCTAGTGATTCCCAGACGCGGGAATCAGATGATCACGGAATCACTCCTGACCAGGAAGAATAGGTGATTCCCACCCCGGAATCACTGCCGGAATCAGGGTACCCGGGGAGGCGCGCCGCGACCCCCAGGGAGCGGCGCCAGCCGACCCACGCGAGGAGTGATTCCCGATTCCCGGGCCCTATAGGGAATCAGGAATCGGGAATCACTCACCACAAGATCAACAAAAGGAGCACGAGATGGCAGAGAACAAGATCAGTAACTGGCACGTCGTCACGCAGTTCGCGGTGCCGCCCGGGTGTCAACCGGTGGGGCCGGGAGCGATCAGTGCGTGGGTCGCCGGCCTGCCGGCGCCACAGGGCTCCAAGCGGGGCTACGCGCGGCGGGGAGCCGGGGGCCGGCTCCACGTCTCGCTCGTGGAGTCCAGCGACCGTGTGAAGCCCTGGCGCGAGGACGTGCGCCAGGCGATGCTCCAGGTGCTCCCGAACGGCTGGGAGTGGCTCGGCGGTGAACCCCTGGTCGTCAAGATCGTTTTCGTGATGCCCCGGCGTAAGGCCGACCGGCCGACCAAGCCCACGGCGCCGCACACCCAGAAGCCGGATCTCGACAAGCTCGTGCGGGCCGTGTTCGACGCCATCGGGTCGGCCGGAGTCTGGGGTGATGACTCCCAGGTGGTCGCCGTGCACGCCCACAAGCGCCGTGCGGAGCCGGGAGAACCCACCGGGGCCATGATCCACATTGAGCGGGCCGTTCACCCTCGTGCGGTGGAATACCCCGACACGTCCACGCTGGACTACGACACGCCGGAGACAGTCGAAGCCAAGATGTCCCAGGTCGCGGGCATTCTTGGTCTGGCTCGCGGCGAGTCGCTACCGTCCGCACCCAGTTCGCACGTAGAGTGACGCTCATGTCCACGCGACGGGACCTCGTACGAACCGGCCCGCACACCCACCGGGCCAAGGGCAGCACGGACGCCCGACGCTCCGCGGAGCGATCACAAGCCTACGAGCTGCGACTACGCGGCCGCACCCTCCGGCAGATCGCCGACGATATGGGGTGCTCGACGGGCAAGGTCCAGGACCTCCTTCGCGAGGAGATCAAGCTCCGCGAGGATCCACTCATCGACAAGGTGCGCCAGCTCGAGCTGGACCGGCTCGACGGGTACATGCAGGCCTGCATGTACGTGCTCGACAACCCAGGCTCCCTCGAGATGGTCATGCACTGGGACGGCACCTACGAGCTGAACGACAAGGGCGAGCCGTTCAAGAAGATCACCATGCTCCCCGTGGTGATCGTCGATGACCGCAAGATCCTGGGCGCCATCGACCGGCTGGTGAAGATCAGCGAGAGCCGGCGCAAGCTCCTGGGCGTCGATGCGCCGATCAAGACCCACGTCGAGGTCACCGAGACCACCCAGCAGGACCTCGAGATCCAGGAGCTGATCCGAGAGGCCCAGGCCCGTGCCGCGGCCGGTGCTGCCAAGATCAACAACCAGGGTGGTGTCTCGTGAGGCACTGGACCGCGGTTGTCGCTGCCAACGGTGTGCGGCTGTACGAGTGCCGCCGTTGTGGCGCAGAGACGTGTCCGGGGAAGAGGCCACGATGACCGCACCCGTCCACGCGGACACCCTCCTGAACCTGATCAACGATCGGGCCGACGTGGCGACCGGCTTACTACTCGAGCTGGTCGAGCGCGTCCGGCGCCGGCTGGTCGCGCTCGCCGTCGACCCGACCAAGCTGCAGGGGCCGGCGCTCGCCACAATCGTCGCCGACCTGCTGGCTGAGATGGGCGTGGCCGCGCGGCGCACGAGGGCGGGGAGTACGCCGGTCGACAAGGACCGGGTGGATGCGGAGTTGGACTATCGCAGGGCACGCCTTGAACGTGCGGCGCGCGACCTGGCCACCACCGAGCGACCCTCGCTCGCCAAGGCACTGCTCATGCTGGGCGCGGCCTCCGCCATGGCCAGTGGCCTTCGTGCGGTCCTATCGGACGGTCTGGTGGCACAGCAGACCGCCGAGCGCCGCCGCGCGGCGCAGAGAGGCTCTCAGGGCCGAAACGTCCTAATGTGGGTGCCGGAGCGCGATGCGTGCGCACGGTGCTTGCGTTACGCAGGCATGCGATTACTCAACGCTAAGGACCGGTTCCCTGGCGGGCTGAGCTACGACCCGGACCAGGCGAGCACCAGTGAGGACACGGTGGCCGGCCCACCCCTGCACCCTTACTGCCGGTGCGAGCTACAACTTGTGGCCAAGGGCGCGAGCGAGGGTGCGAGCGAGGCGCTCCAGCGCGAGGCTGAGCGCGCGATCATGAAGGGCTGGGCTCTGGAGTCCGAAAGCCAGAAGTCGCGACGACGTGCCGCGGCCGCCCTGCTAGAGCAGAAAACCATCCTCGCGCCGGTGTCGGTGCGACGCGAGGCAGCGAAGCGCCTGGGGCAGCGAACACCGTTCACCCGACCAATACCGAGCGGCAATGAGACACCCGCGGAGAAGGCGTTCTTGCGTTCGTATTCGGGGGTATACAAGCGGTGAGATCAGGACCAGAGAGGGCCGTCGCATTGCCACACGGTGGTGTGCATCTCGCTGTCATCGGCGGGCGGAAGTTGGCGTGCCGGAGCCGACGCTTCACCGGTAGCGAGCGCTGCCAGAAAGAACTCGTTCAGGTCGGCGGTGCCCTCACTCTGGTCAACCGACCAACCCTCGCACACCGTGTTGGGCGACAAGGTGAGTTCCCGGTTGTCGGGAACCGTGATCTCCACCAGGGTGCTGTCCTGGTAGGCGATCGTGCCGGCCGTGTCGGTCTGGTCGTGGCGGATCGCTTGCCCGATGTGGAGGTCTCCGTAAGTCATCATGTGCCAAGTATGACACACCTGGACACACCATGACAACACCCAATCTCACCGATCCGTACGACCCGGCCGCCCTCCCGGCCTCCGGCGTGCAGGCGCCGGCCAGCGTCAAGGCCGACGCACGGAAACGGCTCCGCTCAGGAGCGGAGCCGTTTCCGTGCGGGCGGTGCCCGATGGGGCGTGAGTCAGGCGGGGATGCGCAGGGTGGTGCACTCTGCGCCCTTGGCGTGGTTGTGGCAATTGGCGTGGGCGTGCCGGTCGCACACCGGGTAGCCGAACCGAGGGCAGTGCGTGGTGGCCGTCGTGCGGCAGTCGCCGTAGTCGCAGTCCCGAACGATGATGTCCGCGGTCCTGATGTGCTCCCAGCGCTTGCAGAATCCACACATGCAAGTGTGTGCGGTCTGGCAATCGGTGTCGATGAAGGTGTAAGACATCATGTGTCAAGTATGACATACCTGGACACACCATGACAACCCCCAATCTCACCGATCCGTACGACCCAGCCGCCACCGCGGACACGTTCGACCTGGACGGCTGGTTGGCCAGCCACGACCCGGCCATGCTCGCCGTGCCGGAGTGCCGGCGCATCCTCACCCGCAACGACCCGCTCCTGTTCGCCTGGGTGTACCTGCGTGACCACCTCCGGTCCGAGGAGACCGGTAACCAGGTCACCATCGGAGACATGCACCTGGCCTGGGCGCGCGAGGCCCGACGCTGGCTCGAACCGGTCACCGCACCCAGCGAGCACCGCTCAGCCGAGATCGCCCCACGGAACACCGGCAAGACCACGTGGTGGTTCCTGATCATCCCCATGTGGCTCGCCGCTCACGGGCACAGTGAGTTCATCGCGGCGTTCGCCGACTCCGGTCCCCAGGCGGAGATGCACCTGCAGACGTTCAAGAACGAACTCGACCGGAACCCCTTGCTACGTAAGGACTATCCCCGGCTATGTCAGCCGGCCGAACGGCAAAACGAACGCCGCCGACTCTCCGACAACAAGAAAATGACCATACAGGCCAACGGATTCGTGTTCGGCGCCAAGGGCGTCGACGCCGGCAACCTGGGCATGAAGGTGGGCAAGCGCCGACCGGACACCATCCTCATGGACGACATCGAACCAGGCGAAGAGGTCTACTCCACATACCAAGCCGGACAACGCCTCATCGCACTCACCGACTCGGTGATGCCCCTGAACATCTACGCTCGTGTTGTCCTCTGTGGAACGACAACCATGGTCGGCTCCATCGTGCACCAACTCGTGAAGTCCGAACTCGAGCCGAACGAGGAACCGGCCGCCTGGATCGCCGAAGAGAAGTTCGAGGTCCACTACCATCCACCCATCATCTCCCAGCCCGACGGCACTGAGCGCTCCTGCTGGCCGGCGCGCTGGTCGATGGACTTCCTCGAGACCATCCGGCACACCCGGCAGTACCAGAAGAACTACCGCAACCTGCCGGCCGGCACCGGGGACTACTGGTCACCCGAGGACATCGAGCAGGCCCGCGAACGTGGTCGGACCGTCGTCGGCATCACCCGGGCCGTTCTCTCGATCGACCCGGCCACCACCAGCCACCAACGCTCCGACCGCACCGCGTTCGCCGTCATCAGCCACTCCCCCATGTCCAAGACGGCCGTGGTCGAGCACACCCGGGCGGTGATCCTGCCCCCGGCGGCCTGCCGCGCCATCGCGCTGGGCATCCTCGAGGATCATCCGGAGATCCGACGCATCCTAATCGAGTGCAACCAGGGCGGGGAGACCTGGCTCAGCGTCTACCACGACATGCCCGTCCCGGTGGAGCTGATCAGCCAGAGCGAGCCCAAGCCGGTGCGCGCCGCACGCCTGCTCAACCACTTCCAGCGCAAGCGCGCGGCGCTGCGCGGTCGGCAAGTCGCGTTCGAGGATGAGGCCCTGAGTTTCCCGAAGGGCGCGCACGATGACGTGCTGGACGCCGTGGGCACGGGCGCGGACTTCGTGCTCAAGGCCCGGCGACCGCGGCAACGCTCCGAGTCCACGTCGTACGTGGCATAGCGCGACACACCCCGTACACTCACCGTAACCAGTTCGAGGAGGACCCGTGGCCCAGTCCGCAGACCTGACCAAGGCTGTGACCGAGATCCTCGAGCACGCCGATGACTACCGTCTGGCCGACGCCTACTACAAGGGTGAGATCGACGAGGTGTTCGCCTCCGACAAGATCGCGGCACTGCTCAAGGCGTCGGCCAAGCACTACCGCACCAACCTCGCGGCGACCCCGGTGGACGCCGTCCTCAACGGACTCGAGCTGACCACCGTGATGGTGCCCGGTGACGAGGCCGGCACGCCCAACGAGAAGCTGACCCAAGAACTCCAGGAGCAGGTGCTCAAGCGCAACGAGCTGAGCCTGTACCTGCCCGACTGGTTCCGTGAGGTCGGCAAGGAGGGCGACGCCTACCTGATCGTCTGGGAGGGTGAAGACGACGATGGCGCCAAGACGTGTGAGATCCACTTCAAGAAGCCAGTCGGCTCCCGTATGTTCTACCGCGACGAGAACGAGCGAGAGAAGGATTTTTTCGCGTTCATGTGGCGTGAGACTAGTCCGAAAAGGACACGCGTCAACCTGTACTACGACGACCGGGTCGAGCGGTACGTGAGCACCGCCACGGAACCCAAGTCCGACAAGGACTTCACTGAATTCACTGTGGACGATGCCGACTGGCCGATCACCCACGAGTACGGGGAAGTGCCCGTGTTCCACGGCCGCACCGACCACCCCTACGGCGTGCCGGACCACTTCAAGGCCTACGGCCCCCAGAACGCGCTCAACAAGCTGCTCGCCACCCACATGGCGTCGATCGACTTCCAGGGCTTCCCGCAGCGCGCCGCCCTCATGGACACCGCCCTGGACGACGACGGCGACGCCTGGGACCAGGACGACAACGAGGCGACCGCGGCCAGCGGCACCATCGACACCGACGACGAGAGCCGACTGACCAGCTCTCCCGGCCGTCTGTGGATGCTGCGCAACGTGAAGTCCCTCGTCCAGCTCGAGGCGGCCGACCCAGACTCGTTCCTCAAGCCGCTCGACAAGGCCGTCCAGCTCATGAGCGCGGCCACCGGCACCCCGCTGCGGTTCTTCGTCGGCACCCAGGGGCAACAGCCCTCCGGCGCCAGCCTGAGCGAGGATGACAAACGCCTCACCGCTCGCAAGCAGATGCGCCAACGGATGCTCGGTGCCGTGCTCTCCGACGCGTTCACGTTCGCCATGCGCAAGATCCTGGGCCACGCCGACTGCCCCCGCGTCGTGGTCGAGTGGGCGCCGGCTCAGCGCGCCGAACTGCTCGACGAGTGGCAGACCGTGAGCGCCAAGCAAGCGGCCGGCGTGCCGCGAGACGTGGCGCTCCAGGAGGCCGGGTACACCGCGGTCCAGGTCCAGGAGTGGCGCGAGGGTGCCCCCGACCCGGCCGACGGGCTGGCCGGTCGGGTGGAGCTGCTCAACAAGCTGGGCGACGCGGCGCAGAAACTGGCTACCGCCGCGGAGCTGGGCGCCGTCGACATGGCGGTGGTGCAGCAGATCATGGCCGGGTTCCTGCCGGAAGCTGAGGACGGCACGGTGCCCGCTCCGACCGTGGACGACGAAGGCCCGTCGCTGCGCCAACAGGCTGAGATGGTGCAGAAGATCTACCTTGGGGTGCCGAGCGTGCTCTCCCGCGAGGAGGCCCGGCAGATGCTCGCCGACGCGGGCATCAACATCGACCCCGGCGCTCCCGCGCCGGCTGAGTGAGGAGTGATCGACAATGGCTGACCAGAACCTGAGGATCTACCCGGTCCAGGGTGACAACTACGGCGACGCCATCGAGTACCCGCCGTACGCCAAGTACCGCATGGAGCCGAACTACCCGGGCGCCGCCGGTGACAAGAACTACTCGATCGTCCTCTACGAGCTGGACGACAAGCGCGAGGAGCACGAGCTGGGCCGGCACGATCTGTCCGACAACCTCGTGGTGTTCGCCGGCCAGCCGTCGCCGTTCAAGTCGGAGGGCACCGTGCCGTCCCAGGTGTCCGGCTCGAGCACGGCCAAGAAGGGCTCGAGCACCACGAGCACAACCGCCAAGAAGTAACCAACTACCAGGAAGAGAGCGCGTGATGGCTGAGGACACCGGCAAGCAGGACGAAGACGACACCGGCTCGGACACCGAGGACGAGACCGAAGAGGAGTACGAGGCTCCCGACCAGGGCACCTGGACCAAGACCACCGAGGCCCTGACCAAGGCAAACAACGAGGCCAAGAAATGGCGTCTGCGTGCCCAGGGCAAGGACCCGAAGTGGACGCCGGCCCCGCCCGCCAAGGACGACGACACCGAGGACAAGCCGGCCGGCCCGAAGCCCAAGCCGGTCAACGTCGACGCCATCCGTCGTGAGGCGGAGGAGGCGGCGCTGGCCAAGGCCAAGCCAGGCCTTGTCCGGTCGGCCGCAAGGGACGCGCTCCGGGACGCCGGCCTGGTCGTTCCGACTGGTGCCAAGTCGGAGGCGGCGCTGGCACGCGCGTTCCGGCTCATCGACCTCGAGGAAGTCGACGTCGATGAGGACGGCACCGTGTCCGGCCTCGAGGACCAGGTGCGCGCGGTCAAGCGGGACTACCCGGAGCTGTTCGCCAAGAGAGGCGGCCGCAACGTCGACGCGGGGGCGGGGAGCAACGGGGACCCGGGCAAGAAGTCCGAGACGTCGGCGAGCAAGTTGGCCGCTCTGGTGCGAGGCGGCTGATACCCTCGTAGGCGACGTTCGGGCCGGACGTTCCTGCCACTCCCATGGCGCACCGCGACCCCCGGTTTCCACCTTGCCGGGGGTCGCGGTGTGTCCGGATACTTTCTGTGACGTTCGTGAGCTATCCTGCGGATGATCTGCCTGGGAAACGCGCGATGGTGGCCAGGGCACCCCACTAGCTGGAAGGGACCGCCACCATGGCAGCGTCCGACGTTGACAACTGGATTCCCGAGGAGGAGGGCGGCCCCGTCCTCCAGAAGATCAACGCCACCTCGGTGGTCGAGACCGTGGCTCGCCAGGAGCCCATGAGCACCCTCACCAAGAAGGTCCCCCGCGACGGCGGCGTGGACTTCGAGGGCGCCACGACCAAGGGCGTGGCGATCGCGGAGGACGACTCCGATGTGGACACCGTCCTGCTCACCGCGCGCAAGCTCGCCCGCATCGTCCGGCTGAACGACGAGGACGTCGAGGACACCTCCGACGTCGCCAACGTCATCAGCCAGAAGCAGCTCGGCTGGGCCAGCGCCTACGGCGTCGGGTTCGACAACTCGACCCTCGCGGTCACCGCGGCTGAGAACGGCTCGACGGTCCCGTTCACCTCGCTCTACAAGGTGCTCCGCACCACGAACGCCTCCCTGCCCGACGGCGTGACGTACACGGCCGACGACAACCGGGTCCTTTCCGGCACGGGTACCGGCCCGGTCACCTACGGGAACCTGTCCGGCCTGTTCGGCAAGCTCGAGGTGGGCAACTACTGGACCGACGCTGACATGGCTGTCATCGCGCACCCGGCGTTCCGCATGCTGTTCCGCGGCATCCTGGACAGCAACAACCGGCCGGTGTTCTCGGAGAACCAGGCCATGGCCAGTGCCGGTGGTGAGCGCCTGTTCGGCGTGCAGATCCGGTGGACCACCGGTGCGCGCACGTCGGCGGTCGGCACGAACAAGCCGACCGGCAACCCGCTCCTGTTCGTCGGCAACACGAACTTCCTGATCAAGGGCAACCGGTCCGGTCCGGAGTACGCGTTCGCCGGTCCGAACTCCGGCGCCGGGTTCGTCACGGACCAGACCCTGCTCAAGTTCCGCACGCGGCGCGGCTTCGCGGTCGGCCACCCGGCCGCCTGGGGCGTGCTGGAGTACGTGGCCTGATCTACCCTCTCGATAGGAGCTGATCATGGCCTGGGCTGACCCCGCGTACACGGTGTCGATCACTGGCGTGACCGTGACGGAAGCGCACGTGACCCAGGCCCAGGCCGTGATCGAGCTGTTCTCCGGCGTCACCGAGAGCTACGCGCTCAAGGCGCGCGACGTACGTCACCTCCGGATGGCGGTGGCGTACCAGGCCGCGTGGATAAAGCCGCAGATCGACGTGACCAGCCGGACCGACGTGAGCCAGGTGACCCAGGACGAGATGTCCTTCACCGTGGCCCACGAGGACGCCCAGATCTTGGCGCCTCTCGCCCAGCGTGCACTCAAGCGGTTGAGCTGGAAGACGAGTCGTTCGGTGCGACTGCGCCGTCCGGTCGACCCGTCGGAGCGGCGCGACCTCGAGCAGGAGTTCGTCACCGACACTGGTGACAGTGAACTCGGCTACCGACCGTGGGCGGCACCGTGACGGTGTTCATCCCGACCACCACGGTCACCATCGAGCGGGACAACGGCACCGCGCCGGCCACCGGCACCTACGTGGACGGCTACGGCGAGCCCATCGCCAACTGGACGGCCGCCGCTACCGGAGTCCCCGCCTACATTTACGAGGATGACCAGCGGACCTGGGACCCCTCAGCCGGCAGGCTCACCGTGCGCACGGTGAGCATCTGCCGGCTTCGCCCCACCGTCGACCTACAGGACCGGGACCGCGTTCGCGACGAACGCACCGGCCACGTCTACCAGGTCGACACGATCAGCAACGAGCCCAGCGTGGTCGGGCTCGCGGACATCCGGGCCGTGACGATCCGGATCGACGACTAATCACACAGTAATAATCGCTCGAGGGCCACGGACGGCCGCACGCTCGAGCACCACCAACGCCACCGGGAAGGGGGCGGGGAGTCATGGCATCCGAGTACCGCGAGGACCCCGACGCCAAGGAGAACATCGAGCGGCTGTTCGGCCGCACGCTGGATGAACTACTCCCCGCTATCACGGCCGACGCGAAGCGCATGGTCCCCGTGCTGTCCGGCGAGCTGCGCTCCAAGATCGACTACGAGAAGATCAGCCCGACCCATGGCCGCGTGTTCGCGAACACTGAGTACGCGGCCGCCGTCGAGCGCGGCCACGTCACTCGGTCCGGCTCGCACGTCCCCGCCCAGCCCTACCTCCGTCCCGCGGTCACCAAGAACCGGGGCGGCACCGGATGACCTTCGTAGCGGAGTACGAGAGTGCCTCGTGGTTCACCGAGGACGCGGTGGCCGTGCAGGTCACCTGCACCGACGGCGACGTGCTGGTGGCGTCCGTCGTGGTCGGCAACCAGCTACGCGACCTGGGCATCTCCGGAGGCGGCCTGACCTGGACCCTGCGGAACTCGGTGAGCGCCACGGCGCGGTGCACCCTGGGGCAGTGGACCGCGGTCGTCGGTCCGGGGCAGGGCGGCACGTTCACCGTCACCGCGACCATCTCCGGAGATGGCGCGGGCGGCCTGCACGTCGGCCGCTACTCAAACATCGTCGCGATCGGCGCGACGGCCCAGGGTGACGCGACCGGCCCCGCCGGACCGGCGCTGGACATCGGTACCACCATGGAGAACTCCACACTCGTGGTCGCGGTCGGGGATCACTCCACCGCTGACGGCGCGGCGCGTGCCTGGCGCACTGACGCGGGCGCGCTCACCGAGCGTGCCTACTGGCGCCAGAACTTCGACAACGCGGCCTATGTCGGCGAGCACCCTCTCACCGGGACGCCGGCCACCGTCACCGTAGGGCTCACCGCGCCAGCCATGCGCTACTCCATCGGCGCCGTCGAGCTGATCTCCAACATCGACGAACCGGACCCCGATCCTGAGCCCACCCTGGGAGGAACCATGCGCCCGGACGGGACACTGGTCGCGAACGCCTGGCTCCGCTTGATCAGTGGACTCCCCGCCTCGTGCCTGGGGCCGACCCTGCCACCGGCCCGGCGCGAGCCGGAGCCTGCCTGGATCACCAACGGGTTCATCCAGCACACCGTGGTCGGGGGCTCGCCGAACATCTACGTCCCGATCCGGCACAGCGTGATCCAGATCGACTGCTGGGCCGTCACGCTGGACGACCGGATGCCACCCTGGGGTGTGGCGTCGCGTCTCGCCGAGGACGTGTGGGCGGGGAGTTACCAGGACGAGTTTCAGAACCGCGTGCTCGCCGTGCCGCCTGGCTACGTGGTGCCCCGGTTGATGACCGTGCACCCCTTGACCGAGTCGCGGAAGATCAACGAGGACGCGGCCGGCTACGCCCATTTCCAGTTCGATGTCCAGTTCAACTGGACACTGTCCACAATGGAGACATCATGACGCACACCGTCCGCACCAAGAAGCGCCCCCACGAGGAACTCGAGGTCTCCGACCGCGAGTACACCGACCTCAAGCGCCAGGGCCTCCTCGTCGAGGACGAGGCGCCTGCTCGGAAGGCCGGGCAGTCCAACGCCAGCCAGGCCACCACCGGCCAGACCAGGGAGAACTGATCATGGCCGTGACCGTTTCGAATCTCACGCAGGGGCCAGGAACGCTCTACACCGGAGCGTTCGACGCTGACGAACCCCTGGACAGCGCCGTCAACGCGACGCCCGCAGCGTCCGCCTGGACCGACCTGGGCGGCACCATGGACGGCTCCAAGCTGATCATCAAGCAGGAGTACAAGGCCCTCGAGGTTGACCAGATCGTGGACAACCCCGGCTCCCGGCTCATCAAGCGGGAGACCAAGATCGAGACCAACATGGCGGAGCCCACACTGGAGAACCTGGCGTTGGCGCTGAACGACGGCACGATCTCCACCGGGTCCGGGTGGGAGGCATACGAGCCGGACGCCACCGACTCCGCCACTCAGCCGACCTACACGGCGCTGATCCTGCACGGCTGGATCGGCACGGCGCGGCGCATGGTCATCCTGCGCAAGGTGCTCTCGGTGGAGGGCGTCGAGCCGGAGTACAAGAAGGACGGCCAGTCCGTCCTCAAGGTCACGTTCGAGGCGCACTACGTGAGCGCCTCCGTCCGCCCGTTCCGCATCATCGACGAGGTGCCCGCATGAACCAGACATCCCAGGCCATCCACGACCAGTCGGAGGCCGACAACACCAACGGCCCCATCGAGCTGCCGGCCACCACGCCGGAGATCATCGGGGACACCGTGGTCCTGTTCACCCTGGACGGTCGGGAGTACCGCATTCCGGCCGTGCCGCGCGCCGCGGTGGCGTTGCGGTACCTGCGCAACGTCCGGCGGAAGTCCACGGACTACGCCGCGGCCACCCTGCTCGAGGAACTCCTGGGCGTCGATGGGTTCGACGCGCTGTGTGAGTACGACCAGCTCAAGCCGGAGCAGTTCAAGGGGATCCTGGCGGCCGCCCAGAAGCTGACCATGGGCGCGTTCGAGGAGGCGTTCGGGGGAAACTCCCCCGGCTCCAGCAAGTGATGTGGGTGGTCGACCACCTCGAGGACATCGAATCCGACTTCGCTGTCCTGCACCGGGTGGACGACCCCCTCTCTCTGCCGGGGCCGGAGTTCTTCCGCAAGGCCAGTCGCCTCCCCGCCTACCGCGGCGTCATGCGCGCCCGGGTGGAAGCGGCCCAGGAGCGCGCTCAGCGCTCCTACGGTGGCGCACCCAGCTCCACGTCCAACCCGACGCCGCGGGGCGCTGAGCCAGTCCAGGAGGTCCCGCTCGCCCAGGTGTACGCGATGCACCCCGACCTGATCGAGAGGAGGCGCCGCCGTGGCTGAGGGCTTCAAGATGGGCGCCGCGTTCGTCGATGTGTCGGTCGAGGACAACACCAAGGAGGGCCGGGAGGGCATCGGCTCGAAGATGGTGGCCTGGGCCGGGGGTCTCGCGCTGGGCGGCATCATCTCCAAGGGCGTCACCGACAACCTCGAGGTGGGCGCCAGCGTCTCTAAGCTGAGCGCCCAGCTCAACCTCACCAAGGACGTATCCGAGCGCGCCGGCAAGATCGCGGGCGAGGTCTACCGCAACAACTTCGGTGCCAGCATCCCCGAGGTCAACGCGGCCATCGCGTCGGTAGGCCAGAACCTCCTCAACCTGAACACGGCCACCGAGGAGAGCATCCAGGGCGCCACGGAGGCGGCGCTGGGATTGGCGTCCGTGTTCGACCAGGACGTGAACGAGGTCATCCGGGCGGCCGGCCAGCTCGTGAAGAACGGTCTGGCGCCGGACTCGGTGGCCGCGTTCGACATCATCACCCGGGCGTTTCAGTCCGGCGGCAACATCGCGGGGGACCTCCTCGAGACGATCAACGAATACTCGCCTCAGTTCGCCAAGCTGGGGTTCGACGGGGCGACCGCGCTCGGTGTGCTGTCCGCCGGCCTGCAGGCCGGCGCGCGCGACGGCGACGTGATGGCCGACGTGTTCAAGGAGTTCGGTCTCCGGGCGATCGACACCGCGGTGCTCACCACCGAGGGCTACCAGATGATCGGCCTGAACGCGGACGAGATGCGGGCCAAGGTCGCCGCTGGTGGCAAGGGCGCGAGCGACGCCATGGTGCAGGTGCTCACCGCTCTCCAGAACATGCAGGACCCCGTGGCGCAGAACGCCGCCGGCGTCGCCCTGTTCGGCACCCAGTGGGAGGACACGTTGCGGGCGATTCTGCCCAAGATGGACCTCACCGAAGCGAGCCTCACGGACATCGAGGGCGCCACGGCGAAGATGAACGAGCAGATGGGGGACAACGGCGCGGCCAAAGTGGAGAGCGTGAAGCGCGCCATGGAGGGCTGGGTGTCCACCATGACCGGCCTGGACGGGCCGATGGGCGCGGTGTCGTCGTGGGTCGTGGGTTTCGCGCCGGCCGCCCTGCCGATGATCTCCCAGATCGCCATGATCGGGAGCAGTTTCGCGACCATGGGCCTGTTCGCGGAAGGCGGTGCACTCCGGGTAGTCGGCGGTTGGATCGCCATGGGCACCGCGTCGATGGTGAACGCGGTCAAGATGGCCGCCTCCTGGGTGTTGGCGTTCTGGCCGGTGGCGTTGATCATCGCGGCCGTCGTGGCGCTCGCCGCACTAGTGATCATGAACTGGGACGCCATATCCGCCTGGACCACGAAGACCTGGAATGATATTTGGAAAACCGTTTCAGACGCCATTACGGTGGCCGCGGAGTGGGTCGGCCAGAAGATCGACGCCATTGTCGGTTTCTTCCAGATGCTGGGTCGGATCCCCGGCAACGTCGCCAATTGGTTCAACCAAATCCGGCTGGGTGCCATCCAGAAGCTGGTGGAGCTGGTCAACTGGGTCAAGAGCTTGCCCGGCAAAATCCTTGGTGCGCTAGGAAACCTGGGCAATCTATTGCTCAACGCGGGTAAGGCAATCCTGGACGGGTTCCTCCGTGGCTTGAAGAACGCGTGGCGCGCGGTGACCGACTTCGTCGGTGGGATCGGCGATTGGATCAGTGACCACAAAGGACCGATCGAAGTCGACATGGTCCTGCTCACCCCGCACGGCAACGCGCTCATGAAGGGACTCAAGGACGGGCTCAGCGCCGGCTTCACTGCGGAGGTTCAACCGCTCGTGTCCGGCATGGCCACCGAGTTGGCCGCCCAGGAGTGGACCGTAGGACCGCCTACGTTCGCGACCCCGGTCGGGGGCGACGGCGCGGCGTCGCCTACAGGCAGTGACGGACGTGGCACGATCATCATCGAGAGCCTGACCGTGACGTTCCCTGGGAGCCTGAACGCCATGAACCGCACCGAGCTACGCCAGGTCGGCGAGACCGTCCGTGACGTGATCCGCACCATCGAGCGCGAGGAGCGGACGGCATGACCTACGGACTGATCGCCGCCGGCCGGCTCCCGCTCCGCGAGGACTTCCCGGCGGGACTCACCGGCGCGGGGATGACGCTCAAGGGACAGGAGTCCTCCCCGCCCCTGAGCCTGCTTGAGCTGGAGCGCCGCCGCGAGGACCTCCTGGGCCTGGACGGCGACACCATCCCCGTCACGTTCACGAGCAAGGCGCGTCTCTCCGGGTTCTACCGGGTGCAGTCCGCCAAGGCCGACCTCGTGAACTGGACCGGCCACGCCGTGGCCACCCTGGACTGGACGCTGGAGCTGGTCCGGCTCGGCACCGAGTTCGAGCTGGATCATGAGAGTCGGCTCTCGGGGCCGCTCACTCGCAACACGAGCCATGCGGTCACCGGCGAGCGCTGGCTGGCGCCGCCGGTCGGGCACTACGGATTCTGGTCGGGCACCACGTCGCCGACCGCGGTCACTCGCACCGGCATCGACGGGCCGATGCTGGTCTACCGGAACGTGCCCGCCACGCATCCCCGGTGGGGCACCACGACCGGCGGCGCGCTGGCCGGGCGCGTCCGATTCCTGGACGACGGCCCCACGGAGCGCACCGGCACCAACTTCACGCCAGCCGCCACGGGCTGGGAGCTGGCCAACGGCCTCGTGCGTGTTCGCCCCCTCACCGCCGGTGGCGTGCTCGAGGTGGCCGCCTGGGACCCCGGGGCGGGGAGCTGGGAGACCAAGGCGTGGGACCTCACCGCCGCCGGGGTGAGCCTGGGCGCTCCCCGCTCCGTGACCCTACTCCGCAACCAGTTCGAGGCGACCGTGGTCCGTGTGCTCTGGGGCACCAGCGCCGGGCCGGGTCGCACCACCGTGGACCTGACGCTCCGGCGGGGGTCGCGGTTCGTCGAGCTGTACGTGCAGGCCAGCACGAGCACGACCCTGGCGATCGTGCGAGCTACAGCAGAAGGCGCCACTGCGGGTACGGGGTACCTCCGGGCGACGGCCGACGACGCGGCCGGCAACCGGTACGTCCTGGGCAGTGCCCAGGCGTTCAGCACCGACCTGGCCAACGGCGGGATCTCCAAGGCCGCCACGCGCACGCTGGACGCATTCCTGGGCGTCGCCCTGGCCGGCGGCGCTGCGGTGGTCGGTGACCAACCAGACCACCTCATGGCCCAATACCTCGGGTCGCCCGGTGAACTCGTCGTCCCGGTGAGGCGGTAGCCATGGCCATCACGGAAGCGCTGGGCGCGCTCGGCTCATGGACGCTGGACCTCAAGGAGGACACGCCACGGGAGATCCGCGAGCGCATCCGCTACTTCGGGCACATCACGGTGCACACCGGTCGCGTCGAGCCGGCGCTGGTCGGGGACGGCCTGCTGAACTCCGGTCGGTACACCGGCGTGCTTCGCGGCAAGGGTGAGCGCGACGAGGGGTTCACCATCTCCGGGTGTGGCATGGAGTTCTGGCTGGGAGACGAGGACGACAAGGGTGTGGTGATCGAAGACTTGATCGTCTTCGATGCCGAGACACCCACTCAGACCATCCGGGAGTTGCTCGCCCTGACCACGGCCGTGGTCGAAGGGACGTTCCACTCCGTGGCCGGGACGTACTCGGGACCACACCAGTTCGAGGTGTTGCGCAAGGCGATCGCATACGTGGCTGCTACCACGGGTGTGGAGTACCGCGTCAACGGCGACGCAACCATGGACGTGGGGGCGATCGAGGATCTCTACGTCACAGACCCCAAGTGCTTGATCGTCAAGCGCGGTGCTGGCGTCGACATGGATCTTCGTGCACTGCTCGGCACGTCCCAAGTGGACACTGACGTGGAGGACTACACCACGCGGGCCTTGCTCCTGGCTGCCAGCACCGAAAGTCAGGTGGCCACCGGCAGTGCGGAGCTGGACCCGGGCGAGGTCCCGTATAAGGACCGGTTCGGCAACCCGGTGAAGCTGACCCGGATGATCAGTGAGTCCACAACGGACGCCACCAACGCGGACGCACGAGCCCAGCTCCAGCTCAACCGGTTCTCTCAGACCCGAGACGCACTCTCACTGTCCACATCGGAGTACGACATCAACGGGTCGGCCCGGGTCGGGGACTACGTCGGCGTGTACAACCCGGACCAGCTCTTGGTGGACTACGACAACGAGGTGCCGTTCCGTGGTGCCTTGATCAACCCGATCAACCTCCGGCTGATCGAGACCACCTGGCCGGTCGCTCCCGGCTTCATGGTCGCCTATCGCGACCCGGACGGGGTGTGGCTGGACCTCACCGACTACGTCAAGTTCGAGGGCGGCCAGACGACGATCAAGGTCGGGGGGTACAACCGCTCCCTCACCGGCTCGAGCACCGAACCGATCGGCCGCCTTCCTCAGCCGGACACCTCCGTACCCGCACAGGTCGTCTGGGTCGAGCCGTTCCGCATGGGCGTCTACCAATCAGAGGTCACTGGGGAGGCCCGGGGCGAGGCGCTGGTGGCCTGGGAGACACCGCTCAACACGAACAGCACACCTGTCACGGACGGATCGCACTACGAGATCCGGTACCGCACCGCCACGACGCCGCTCTTCCCGGTCGAATGGGACATGCTCGAGGACACCGAACTCACCTGGGACCAGCTCGAAGCTACCGGCGCGACGTGGGACAACCCCATCCAGTACGCGGCCACCGACTGGCAGACCGCGGTGGCGCCGTGGGACTCGAACACGTTGCGGCTCCTGGACCTGACTCCGGCCATGGGCTACGAGATCCAGATTCGCGCCGTGGACCTGGCCAACCCCACGAACTACGGCGAGTGGTCCGCCCTCGTCGAGTTCCAGACGACGACTGACAACGTCCCGCCGGCCACGCCCGCGCCACCTGTGATCGTGTCCAACCCGATCGCCGTCCAGATGGTGCACACACTGGGCATCGCGGAGGGCGGGGAGTACAACCTGGACCGCGATCTCCACCACCTCGAGCTGCACGGCTCGCCGGACCCGCTGTTCACGCCTGACGTGAACACGTTGCTGGGCAAGGTGATCGCCCAGTACGGACTGATCACCGGACAGATACCGGTGGTGCAGACCTTCCAGGTCAATGTGATCGACCCCCAGTGGTTCCGGGTGGTCGCCGTCGACGAGGCCGGTAACCGCTCCCTGCCGTCGACAGCGGTGAAGGCCAAGGCCGGGTTGATCGACGAACAGTACATCTCCAGCCTGACCGTCTCCAAGATCACGGCCGGCGAGATCACCACGGACTGGTTGCTGGGTGGCTCGATCGCCACCGCGAAGGCCGGGCCTCGTGTCCACATGGACTACGCCGGCCTTCGCGGCTACAAGACGGACGGCACCCTGGGCCTGGACTGGAAGTCCAGCAACGGACTCCTGCACGTGCTCGGTGAAGCCGGCATCAAGGTCACCGGCGGCGGGAACGTCGAGATCACCGATGGTGCCGTGGTCGTCAAGAACGCCGGCGGCAACGTGATCGTGGAGCTGGGAGAGTGCCGAGATGGCCGCCATGGGCTCCAGGTGTTCAAGGACAACGGCGCCCGTGTCGCGCGCATCGGTGAGCTGGAGACCGCGGGCGGGGAGGGCATCGAGTTCGTTGACGACTTCGGGACATTGGTGCGGGCTAGCACGTTGGCGTTCGGCATTGACTCGGTGACAAACGCCGGATCGATCCTGGCATCGTCGAGTACGTTCAGTGCGGGTTCTCCCGTGGTCTCGGTATCTGCCACCATCGGTAATTCAGGAAAAGCCCTTGTGCACCTGGGTGCGTTCCTCCTGATGAACGATCCTGCAAACTTCGGTGGTGGGTCAATGTCCTACGGCGTCTCGGGAGCCACCACACGAGCGGTGTCCGTAGTAGACGCTCTGTCCTGTTCCGGTCAGATGAACATGGGGGCCGGACGTACAGTCCAGGTAACCGGCCTGACCCCGGGTGTCAACACGTTCTATCTCGCGTACAAGTCCACTGTGAACGGTCAAATTTCACAGTTCGTCAACCGCACACTCGCCGTACAACCCTACTGATTGGAGGCCCACTCATGGCACCCACGGGCAAGCTGGGCCTCGAACTCCCGGCCGGTAGCGATCTCATTACGAGGACTACTCAGCTCAACGCCAACCTTTCTCGACTCATGGACGCTACCGGGTTCATCCTCTGCACGTCCGACGCACGTCCTGTGCCGCCCACCACGTTCCCAGGGATGCCCATCCACGAGACGGACACCGGCGCCAAGTACATGCGCAACCCGCTCGACACGGGGTGGCTTCCGGTGGGTGCGAGCACATGGGCGACGCTGGGCGCCGGCGCGATCCGGGCGACCAAGCCACTCCGGCCGTACGGCCAGGACACCAACCACAGTGCGTTCCCTGCCATCCTGCTCAAGCAGGATGGCGAGATGATCTGTGTGTACCGGCAGGGCACAGACCACATCACGGCTCGAGACGGCATCCTCCGGGTCACCCGGTCGTCGGACATGGGTCGCTCGTGGGCTTCGCCGGCCACTCTGCTCTCCCTGCCCGGGGTCGACCTCCGGGACCCTGGGCTGTCGGAGTCGGCGGATGGCACCAAGATCTGGCTCACCTACGTGAAGACCACCGCGGCCGCACCGTTCAACGGCGCCTACTTCCGTACGTCCACGGACGGGGGTCTCTCCTTCGGTGCTGAGACCCGCATCGACAACGGAGTGACGGCCGCGAGCGTCGCACCCATCGTCGAGCTGAACGATGGCACGTTGGTGATGCCCTGGTATGGCACGACCGGCGCGGAGACGTGGCGCTCGGTGTGGATCGCGAAGTCCACCAACGGTGGTACGTCGTGGACGTCCACGCGGATCGTGAACGGGCAGACCGCGGGGCGCCACTACGAGGAGCCGTACATTGCACGTAACGGCACCATCCTGGGCATGACGTTCCGGTGGGGTGCGGTCCAGTCCATCGGATTCGCGTCCTCTGTGGACAATGCGGTCAACTGGTCCGCTGGAGCTGAGAAGTTCGCTGGCACCGGCAAGCCCAACTGCTTCTGGGTCAACCCGCACACACTCGCTCTGATCTACCGTCGACTCTCCGGCGGCCACGCGATAATCAGATACACACGAGATCTGGGTCAGACCTGGTTCGGGGAGATCGCGATCGAGAACCGGCGCTCACCGTCCGGGTGGATGACCTACTCCGACGTGTCCATGGTCCAGCCAGGAGCCGGGATCATGGCTTTAGCCCAGGAGACATCCAGTGCCAGCTCCCGGCTGTTCTTCGGATACGTGGGGGAAGCCGGGGCCACCACCCCGTTCGGCGCCTTGGATGAGGAACAGGCCGCGCTTACGTCCAATGTGGACGGCGTGATCTTCGCAACCAACTTCGGACAGGCGGATGGTGCGCTCACCTCACCCTGGGCTGTCACATCCGGGACGGGCAACGTGAGCAACGGCGTGCTCACTCCAGCCACCGCGGCCACTCAGACAGTCGCGCGTATCCATGCCGGCTCCACCGAGATCGAGGTGGAAGGCGAGTTCCAGTGGACCGGGGCGGATGTAGGATTCGCTGGACTCGTGTTCGCCATGACCGATGGAGCCACCTACTGGGCGTTCTTGCGGGACTTCCCGGCGTCGGTCGCATCCCTGCGCCTATACCAGTACACCGGGGGCGTGCCTACCATGAAGGCCACGGTGGCGTTTCCGTCGATGCCGAGCACGTACCACAAGCTCAAGGTGATTAAGAAGCATGGCAGTGTCGCGTGCTTCTGGAATGACCGCAACATGCTGAACTACTCGATGACCGGCCCGGAACTCACGTCCACAGTGAACGGTACATATGTGGGGGTGAGTTTGCAGAACGGGTCTGGTGGGGACCAGGCCACGTGTCGGCGGTTTCTCGTACGAAACTAATCGTCCACATCAGACCACTACGACACGTATCGGGGGTACGGGAAAGGCCGGCGCACTGTGGATCAAGTGGCACAGTTGGTCACGGGCGGTGGCATCATCACGTTCCTGGGCCTCATTGTTTTCTACCTCTTGAACTCGAACAGACAGGACCGGGACCAGCATCGCAAGATCATTGCGGAGCAAGACAAGCGGATCGAAACCATGGAAGCCCGGCATGACGCGAAAATCGCCCAGCTCGAAACCAAGATCGATAACTTGGAGAGAGAAGTGGACACCGAGCGAACAGCGCGACAAGCCGCGGAATTCGAGGCCCGCACCGCCAAGCACCTACTCTCCCTGCTCCAGCCACCGGGGGAGGCGTCGTGACCCACGAAGAGCTGGAGCGCGTCGGCCGGCGCCGTGATGTGATGAACCGGTTGATCGGGTTGGCAGTGGTCATTTTACTCACCGCGCTCGTGTGGATCGGACTGCTCATCCACGGTGACCGGGACGAGGCAGAGCAGGATGCCGCGGCGCTCGCCGAACCGGTGCTCGAGGTGTGCGATGGGGGCGGGGAGCCTGCGGCCGCGCTCGAGCAGCGCGGGGCGTGTCGTCGAGCTGAACAGCTCCCCGACCCCGACGACCCCGAGCAACAGGATCCCGAGAATCAAGATCCGGAAAACCAGGATGCCGAACAGCAGGACCCTGAAATTCAGGACGGGGATCCCAACGATCCTGACCCCATCGACGACCCGGACCCCAATGACCCGGACCCGGCGGACGATCCTGACTCGGATGACCCAGAGCAGCAGGAGCCGGAGATCCAGGACCCCGAGGAGCAGGAGCCGGAAATCCAGGAGCCAGAGGAGCAGAACGCCCCGGTGTGTCCTCCCGGCTTCACCGCGGAGCCATTCGTGTGGAACGGGCCGGACGACCTACCCAACACGGGTGACGAACGTACCTGGCTCCTGTGCATGGAGGACGTACCCTGAGGTAGACAAACTCAGACGCGTGAGGTGGGACCGCATGGTGACCAGTCAAAACGGATGGCCGGCCAGCTCGAACAAACGCACGATCGGTGTGGAACTGTTCAAGGTGGCCGGCGTCGAATTCGTGGGTGGCGTCAAGGCCGGGGACGTGGCGGCCGTGCTGGGCCACGTGGTGACGCGCTTCCACCACGAGGTCGAGAAGCTCGTGTCCAGCTGGTGCTGGGGATGGGCCTACCGCGATGTCCGTGCCGGCTCGACGCTGTCCAATCACGCCAGCGGTACGGCGATCGACGTGAACGCACCGGCGCACCCGCTGGGCAAGCGAGGAACGTTCGCTCCCCGGCAGCGCGACCGGATCCGCGACATCCTTTCGGATGTTGACGGCGTGGTCCGGTGGGGTGGCAACTACAACGGCCGCCCCGACGAGATGCATTTTGAGATCAACGCCGGTCCGGCCATGGTGGCGCGGGTGGCGGCCAGAATCCGTAACCGCCCGGGAGGCGACGTGAAGAATCTGCTGATCATGCACGAGAAGACGAACCGCGCGACCTACGTCGGTGATGGCGTGACCCGACGGCACATCAAGAACGCCACGGAGCTGGCCGACCTCCAGTGGTGGATCAGGCGCCAGGGCGGGGACCCGACCGACTACGAAGTGGAGGACGGGCACCTGGCCGGCGTACTGGGTGTGGAGGTCAAACCGGTCTGACCCGGTAGGCTGCACATGCCGAAGCCCCGCCTTCCTTTCCCAGGAGAGGGCGGGGCTTCGGTCCGTTGAGAGCTACTGGATGCCACTGCCACCGCACGTGGGGCAGGGTCGGCCAGCGGCCTTGCCTGTCCCATTGCACCCCTTGCAGGGATCGAAGTCTTCCTCGTCATCACCGTTGGGCATTCGCGTCACCTCCCCCAGAATGTCGCTGCGACCCAGCTGAACACCGTGCCGGCGATGATTACCACGATGAGCACCACCAGGACAACGAGGAGCGCTTCCTTCGGGTTCATCGCTGAACTTCCACCATGGCCGACCAGTTCCACGGGCCGCCGGGCAGGGCGTTGTTGTCCTTGCACGTCTGGTACGCGTCGCGCCAGTTCTGCCAGGCCGCGGTGCCACGGTTGGTCTCGAACCACACGGTGTAGGTGGGCCGGTCGCCGGGGATGCCACGCGCCTCACGCTCGGTACGGAAGCACGCCTTGCGCGCGGCCTGGATGTCCGCGGGGTACTCGAAGTACCGGTGTACCGCGTGAGTGATGATCAGCTCCCGATCGGCCGACGCCGGGACAGTCACGAGGGCGGGGAGCAGAGCGGCGATCAGGGCTGCGGTGCGAAGCAAGTATCGGGTCATGGACAAAGCATGACACACTACGACACAGTCCGCAACCCTCACCATCGTGTCGGGTCCCCGCTCGTGTTTCCGGGCACGCCTGATGCTCCCCGCCCCCAGTGGTTCCAGATGAACGTCACCTCCGGGACGTGCAGGAACCGAGCGCCCAGGTCCAGCATGGCCAACCACAGACCCCAGTCGTCGTAGGGGCACGGCGAGCCGTCCGGCATCGTCCGGTCCGGGAGTTGGAACCCGCCGGCCTCGTGGAACAGGTCGGCCCGGATGAGGCTCGTGGTCTGGATGTACGAGCGCCGCCGGAGTTCGTCGGCGTCGAACGGCACGCCGTACCGGCCATGCGGGTCACGGCCGCCGGGGAGCTGGGGGCATTCGGGGATGGAGTACACCACGTCGGGCACGTGCATCCCGTACTGGCCGCTGAGCGCTGCTGCGCGGAGCACATCCAGATGGTGTGGCATGAACTGGTCGTCGTCGTCCAGGAAAGCCAGCCACGGCGTGCTGGCGCGGCGCGCTGCCGCGTTCTTGGTCGCCGCGGCCCCGCGGTGCTCGTGGTCGTACTCGACCACGATGGCGGCCGGCTGGAGTGTCTGCATGGCGACGCTGGCCAGGGCCTGGCGTAGCTGCCTGGAGCGGGGAGGGATCGTGGCGATGCACACGGTGATGTCGTTGACGCTCACTTGATCGCACACCCCACTCCTTGAGGCGTGCTGTGCGCCAGGCCGGGGCTACGCCAGGTACCGCACGCGCACTGCGTGGCGGCCGGCTTGCGCGTACCAGCCTGCTCCGCTTCCGCGATCTCCTTCTCGATCTTCTTAGCCAGCTTCTTTCCACGGCTCATCGTGAACTCACCAATGCCTCGTACCGACCGACGATCGTGCCGCGCCAGTGCCACGTGATCCCCGGGAAGGTGTCCAGCACGCGCTCGTGGGTGTAGTCGTCGACCACGTGCTCCTCGAACGGGTTGCCCTCCTCGTGACCCTGGGGGTAGTGGATGATCGGGATCGAGAGGTAGACCGCCTTGCGCGCGGCGACCATGGCGGCCGACCACACGTCGCGAGCGTGGTCCTCGGTCATGTGCTCGAGCACGTCACCCAAGATCACCACGTCGACACGGGGCAGCCCCCACAATGAGACGTCCACGAGCTTGGTCACATCGTCGTAGATCACCTGGTCGTAGATCTCGGGCAGCTTGAATCGGCTCACGTAGGGGAGCCACGCCTCGATCCCGATCAGGTAGGCGTCCGGCGCGATCTGGCGCATGAGCTTGCCGTACGTACCGCTCCCCGCTCCGATGTCCAGGACCGACCGCGGGGCCTGCATCTTGATCCAGTCGCCCATGCGCTTGCGACCTTCCTCCGCACTGCCGGGCATTACCGGCTCCCTTCCACGGCGAGCACAAGCTGGGCGACGGCGACGACTAGGAGCGTCAGCATGAACAGGCCGACGGCGAGTGAGACCGCCACGTCGGCCCGGTCCTGGCCGTTCACGTGCCCAGGCCATTGCGGTCCAGACTTTCGATCATGGCGACCACGACGGCGCCGGCCTGCACCAGCTCAGCCCGGATCTTGGCCGGGTCGGTCTCCGCGAGGGCCTCGTAGACCTCCTCGAGGAGGATGCCGTCCCAGGAGCAGTTACGGTCGGCGGTCGCACCTTGTGCGTTGGCGATGGCGACGCGTCGAACGTTGCGCTCTTTCCACCCATCGGCCACCGTGTGGTACAGCTGGCGGTCCTCGTAGGTGCTCTCCGGCCAGCGGACCGGGTGGTTCTGCTCACCCCACTTCGCGTCCTGGCGGTCACGCTCCTGAGCGATCTCGGAGAGCACGCGGAACGTGGTCTCTCGGGTGTCGACGGTCATCCGGTGTGCTCCTCGAATCGGTGATCACGGGCGTGGTCGGTGCTGTGCGGGGTGAGGAGCTCGACGGCGAGCCGGGTGCGCTCCTCGAGGGTGAGGTAGTGCGCGCCGTTGCGGATCGCGTTGGCGATGTTCCCCGCGGCCATGCCTCTGCTCGTGTCGGTGTAGGCCAGTGGAGTCCAGAGCTGGTGGGGTGGGAACGGTGGCGCGGCGTCGAGAGCGTCCCGCGCGAGGCTGTCTGACATGATGATCATTCCCAGGATCTCCCCGACAGAGGTGGGTCAGTCCCAGATGGAGTCGGTACCCGCGAACGGGTCGAGGTCCATCGGGTGGGCCGGCTCGCCGTATTTCTCCGACGTGATGGTCCGGCAGGTGATCCGGCCGGGGCACAACCACATCAGGTTCAGCTCGAACCAGTCGTGCGCTTCGTGATCCGTGAGTTGTTCACAGTGTTGCTGGTTGAGACGGGTTGTCGTCATGTGCCCAGTATGACACACCTGGACACATGACGACAAGACCTAGTTCAGGTACAGCGCTTCCCATTTCTGCCAGTGCTTCGTGATCGACCGCGACTCCGCGACCTCAAGTGCGGACTGGGCCATGTCCAGCCGTCCCTCGCTGTCCCGGTACAGCTCGCCCAGGATGCCCGCCCACTCGTGTGGCCGGTCCACCAGCCAGCCGTCCACTCCCGGCCTGATGGCTCGCTCGTACGGACCGGTGTTGCTGGCGACCGTGACGATGCCGCGTGCCCCGTACTCCAAGAACTTGATCTCGCTCTTGGACCGGTTGAACGGGGACGGCCGGAGCGGGGCGAGACCCACGTGGAAGTCGAGCGCGCGGTAGTACATCTCGACGTCGGCGATCCACTGGGTTGAGCGGAAGTTCGTGCCGGCGCCCATGGCCGACCGGCGCACCTCGTCGAACACCGTGCCGACGTTGTGGAACTCCGCCTCCGGGTGGCGCTTGAAGAACTGGCGGACGCCTGGCAAGGCCTCGAGCATGTCGGCCCGATGTGACGCGCCCCCGGCCCAGCCGACCGTGAAGGGGAACCATCCGGGGATCACAGGTGTCCGCTTACCGAACGCGGACACCGGGAGCTGGTTGGGCAGGATCATCACGTTCGGATTAATCCGACGCACCACGTCGGCGAGCGCCTCGGTGGTGACCGTGCACACGTCGGCCAGTCGCGCGCACGTCGCCAGGTTGTCGAGCAACTCCGGCGAGCGCCGGTAGAAGTTCCACGCTGGAATATTCGCCGGGTCGATGTCCCACAGGTCGTCGTCCAACTCGAACACCATGAGCGGCCGCCGGCCATAGTAGCCCGCGGCGAGCCGAGTCCAGCGCTCTGTGGCTCCCGGCTGGCAGACCCGCTGCCCCACGACCACGTCGGCTTCCTCGACGACCCAGTCGGGCATCGTGGTGGCCACGTGGGCGTCGTGGCCGTGCCGGTTCAGTTCGGCGAACGGGACGCGGAGCCGGTACCAGCCCGGCCCCGCGTCGTCCGCCGCCCACCCGAAGATCTTCACTCGAGGTCGGGTGCCTTCTGCTCAGTGCCCGGGACCCGGATTACGCCCTGGTCGGACAAGATCTCGCCGACGCGCACCCACACCCCGCCCGTGTGCGTCGCCAGGTCGCCGTGTGTGGCGAGCGACTCCTGGATGGCCTGATCGTAGGCGTCGTGCAGGGCCTGACCGATCGCCTCCGGCGAGCCCTTGTCGAATGCGCTGCCCCACTCGCTCGAGGTCACAGGTTCTCGCCTCCCCGGTTGGCGGCGATCTCGCCGGAGAAGTCCGGGCCGTCCGCGTGCTGGCCGGAGGGAGGCGGGGAGGTGTTCTGCCGCAACGCATCGTCGTGACCGTGGTCGTAACCACTCTGGTAGGCGTTGTTGAGCCTCCGCGAGGGGAGCAGACCATCTACGTGCACCGGCGCGTCCACGTTCTGTCGGACGAAGAACGCGGCGGCCGCCGCGATGAGCGCCAGGATGCCCGCCTGCGTGTGTTCCGCGACCGGCGAGCCGTAGGCCAGGAACACGGCGAACGTCGCTTGCACGAGGCCCACGAGGGCGGGGAGCACCTTGTCCGTGTCGACCAGCGCCGCCGTGGCGAGACCGGCCGTGGCCAGCACCGCCGCGTTCAGCGCGCCGGCCACCGGGTCGGAGACGTTCAGGAGCTGGATCACGGCCAGGATGAGGCCCGCGACGAGAGCGAAGAACACGGCCGGCTCGCGGCCCATGATCTTATTCGATTTCATGAATCAACCTTTCGTTGTGTCCAGTATGGACGGTGAGCTATTTCTGTCCGGATCCCTTTCGTTGTAAGGTCTTACAGCTCGTCATCGGTCAGATAGTCCCTGGCCACGAACGCATTGCACGTGCAGTACGTGTAGAGGTACCGGCCTCGCTGCACCTGCTTGCCGTTGTCGTTGTGGATATGCTTCCCCGCGGCCTTGGCGTCGGCCGCCGTCTGCTGGCGACGCGACGACTTCTCGATGACCTTGGCGCGTCGGTCATCCTCGCGCTTCTGGTCCTTGGCCGCCTGGCGCTGCTGGCGCTTGGTGGCGTCCTTGGCCTTGGCCGCCGCCTTGCGCGCCGCACGCTTGGCGTCGGCCTTGTCTCGTGCTGCGGCCTTCCGCTGAGCCTTCTTGGCATCGGCACGCGCCCGGGCAGCGGCACGCTTCTGTTCCCGTTTTGCACGTGCCTGAGCTTCACGCTGGCGCTTTCGCTGTGCCGCCGCGTCATCGTTGGCCACCTTGATCCTGACTCCCATCTCGGGTCCTCGCATGGACTGGCGGCCTGCCGGTGCCGTTGATCACCCACAGGCCGCCAGTGCTCATCGGTTAGGCCGTCGCCGCGGCCGGGTCACCGAACGGGTCGACCGGCTTAACGCTCGCCTGCCGGGCCTTCTCGTCGTCGATGTACTTGCGGGCCACGTCCTTGTCCTCCTCGGTGGGCTCCATGAGCACCCAGGCCGGACCGAAACCCTTGGTGGCGCTGGGCTTCTGCCCCAGCCGGCCCAGGACCCTCGTGCCCTTGCGGAGCGCCGGCATGAGCTGGGCCGTGATC